GCAGACCTAATGATAACTTGTAAATCTGTATTGGCAAATATCTTAAAACCATAAACAAAGGTGTCATTACTACCATTGCCTGAATATGAATTTTTTACTGTTGTTGATGATATTGTCATATTATTCTTCTATATTATCTTTGTTCCTGTGGTTCAACCTTTATATTCATAATATCTAATGATCTTTTAGCTGTGTTAATCATAAGTCTAGCAAACTCGTCAATCAGTTCCCTCTTTTCTTCAGAGGTGTATTTTTTATTATTATATATATTTCTGATCATAGCACCATATTCTTTCATGCTATCAGCATATATTTTAAGCTGCCAACTTGTCTTAGGTATTTTTTTAAGTATTGCTTCAGACTCTAAAGGTTTGCCTTCTTTCTCTAAAGATGAAGCTCTATTAATTTCTTTTTCAATTTTATTGTATTCTTCATAAAATGTTGTGATCCATTGTGAACTAAGATCAGGGTTTTTAGCTACAAAAGCTCTAAAAACAGGTAAACTTGATAAAGGTTGATCAGGTCTAATAGGATCATCAATAACACCACTTTCAATTAATGCTTGATCTGATGCTTGAAGAGCATATCTTCCTAATGTACCAGTCCAAGCTCTAATAAAATTATCTATAAAAACAGGATTACTAAATTTAGTATCTGTTCCAATAATTTTATATAAAGTAGAAGCAATTATTTTTGCACTTTCAGAAGTGTAATTAGTATATTGCATATCATTAGGTAAAGTCTTAGCAATGTACTCAGGAACTAATGGTTGATTTCTAAACCAACTTCTATTAGTCCATGCTTCAAAAATAGGTAATCCAACTTGAGGTGTGGGAATAAATCCTTTAGCTGTTGTCATTAAATAATCTGTAAACCATCCATCTAATTGTTTTCTTGTTGTTTCATCTTTACTATAATTGTGATCTAAAAATGATTCTACTAATGATGCAAATACAACTCCAACATCAAAAGGTTTTGGTATCTTATGAATAATTTTATCTTCACCCTCACCAGTAGCAATTAACCAATAATGTCTTTTGACCCATGCAGGTTGTGCTTGAATGTCTTTATCATCTTTATTTAAAAACCAAAGAATAGCAGTAGGTGTCATAATTCCACCAGTTATTGCAAGTATTGCTCTTGTTGGTCTTTCTTTAGCGGAATCATATAATTTGGCAAAACCTTGTATTCTTGCATTATAAAAAGCAGATATTTGATTAAGTGTTTTAATTTTTACACCCATTTTACCAAAGTCTAAAGTTATATCTCTACTTTCAAAACCACCTCTTTCCACTGCTTGTTTATGAGATAAACCTTTTTTACGAGAAGCATTGTATGCTCTTCTATATTCTGAAATCCTGGTAGCATTTTCAAATGTCTCAGATATAATTCTTAATATTTCTATAGGGTTTTCTGCTTTGTTTCTAATTTGACCTTTATTTAAAATATCAAACGCAGGTTTATCAAATACAGCTCTATCAACTGATAACATAGTAGATTGCATTCCACCTGATTTTACCCAATCATTGTATAATTTTTCTGAATTTTTAATTAATCCTGTTCGACCTGCAATAATATCAAACAATCCTCTAATAGAACTTACAATAGGAAAAAAACCATATTTACTATATATAGCTGCTTGAACTGTATCTCTAAGAAAGTTTGCACCTACAAAGTCAAATGCTAATGTTGCACCAGCTCTTAACCATGACGCAGGTTTTGATGCGAGATAACTGGTTAAATTTCTTGCAGACCTTGGATCAAACTCTTTCATGGCTTCTGCTAAATCTTTACCTACTTCCCATACTTCAAACTTACCATTTCTTACAACTCCTATAGAATCATCTCCAATTTTATCCATCTCTCTTCTAAAAATTTGTAAGTTCTCTATTGTTTTTTTAGAAAGTTTAGAGGTATCTATTCCTAAATCTTGTAATTCTTTAACATTAATTTCAATTTTTTTAGTTGTTACTTTTTTCTGAATATCTTTAAATAAACCTTTCTCTTGTCCTTTTTCTATCAAAGTAATAAATTCTGAAATCGTAGCATTTCGTTCTGCTTTTTTAATGATAGCAAATGTATTAGAATAAGTGGTTTCAATGGGATCAATAATATCTTTTTTAGATCCTTTCATTGTTTTTAAAGAATTAACTTTACCACCTGATATAATTTCTCCTTTAGAAGTTACATCCATTACTCTTGCAAAACCAATGTATTCTTTATTAGCAGCAACCATAGCATCAAATGCTTCTTTAGTAATTAAACCTCTATCTCTTGCGTATTCTAATAATCTTCTATTGTAAGCAATAAGTTCTTGTCTAACCTTTTCATATCTTTTGATTAGCTTAGGATTATTAGCAACTTTCTCTGCTACTTCTAAAGTAATACCTGTTTCAATATCTGCTTTCTTTTTTTCAACAACTCTTTTAGAAATAGCATAGTTATTAAACTCAGCATAAGTTTGTCTATTTTGTTGATCTCTAGCTTTTAAACTAAAAGGAACTTTTTTTGGAAGTAAAGGTATAGCAATCTTATCACTTAGCAAAGGTTGTAATATTTCTTTTAATGATTTACCATTATCTTTAAGTCTTGCATTTTGTGTAGCAGTTTCAATAAATGTACCAGCTCTATTCTCCATGCCAAGCAAAGCTCTAAATCTTTCATAAACATTTAAAGCACCTTTCATATTTGTAGTTTGTTGCACTTGTTCAATAATTCTTTTGATCGGATGCAGTCTATCAACGAGATTAGTAACAGAAGCATCTTTTTTTCTAACTGCACTTTCCTTTACACCTTCAACAGTTGTAATAGGTTCTCTTTCAGAATATTTAGTTTTATTAAAAATAGCTGTCTCTTCTTTAGTTTCAAATTTAATACCTTCTTTAAATTTTTCAGGTTTGTAAGTAACTGTTTTTTCTTCTCCATATTGTCTTGGAGTAGTATTTGTTTTGCTTGGCATATCGTCTGCCATTGTTTTATGAATTACAATATCCTCAGCTAACTCAGGTAAAGTTCTTTCATTCTTCATCAGAACTTGTTTTGACTTTGCAGTAGCGTAACCACCATAATTAAACAAACCAAATAAAAATAAACTATCTTGCATTTGTTCTTTGCTAGGCATTTCTTGATGAATTAATGCACCTGTTGCTTCAAACCCTATAGCGTTAGCAATAGTTTTTTTAAATGGTCCTGTAAAAACTCCACCTAATTTTAAAGCAGCGTAAATCTGAGCAGCTTCAGTTGCACCTGCTTTGATACCTTCATCAGTCCAAATTTTAAAAAATTCATTAAAGCCATTCACTTCATCGTTCATTAATCCTTTTAAATAAGTTTCTCTTAATGAACCAGCAGCGAAAGCTCCAACTGCTATTGATAAGTCAGCTGCTTTACCTCTTGTAGCAAGTAAAAGCGGAACAGTAGTTCCAGCATAAACAGGAAAATCTTTTACCAATCTAGATACATTCATAATATTTCTTTCTAAAAAACCTGTATCGTTAGGCATATTACTTAAATAAAGCTCAGGTATTTTTTCACCATGAACATAAGATTGATGAAGATCATAAATTCCTGCATCCCAACCTCTAGTCCAATATTTCTTAGGTTCAAAAATTTCACCAACTAATTCTTCTTTTCTTTTTTGAATAAAAGGTCGAGTATCATTTTGTGCTGCAAGAGATTCTAATTCTGAATATGTTTTTTCATGATCTGATTTTCCAATATCAATTACAGATTGCCAAAAAGATCGAATAGGACTTAAATTAACTTCCTTATAACCTAGCTCTTTTGCAATCTCTTCTGTTTCAACGCCAGCTTCATGCAAAGTTTGTACTTGATTTTTTTTATATGCTTCAATCTCAACATCATTTACACCAGCTTCTTTTAATGTTGTTAATTGTTCTGCTAAAACAGGCATTATAATCCTTTTTTAAGTTCTAGTATTTCTTCAATAGTTAATTTTCTACCTAATTCTTTTTCTTTTTGTAATCTTAAAGTTTTAAGATCAGTTACAGTATTTGTATTAACATTAAAATTATTACGAATATCTTGAAAAACATCATTCATTTTAGGTAAAAAAGTGCTTACATCATAACCAATAAAATTTTTATTACCTCTTGCAGCTGTAAGCATTTCATCAGGATTTAATCCTTTATTTAAACCATTCATATATCTAATATACATAGTATATTTAAAATTATTTAATCTAGTATCTCTATTAGGATCAAAACTTTTTAAAGCAGAACTTCCTGCGACTTCTAAAGAAAATAAATCTATAAAGTTAAAAAACTTAGTATGGTTTTCTTTAAACCCTTCTTCATTAGATTTTAATAATAAACTATTTAAAAATTTAATGTCGCTAACATTTAATGATTCTCCTGCTCTTTCCATAATTGACTTAGGGTTTGTTTCACCTAATAAAGTAAATGGATCGTAAACTGTGTTAATCTCATCATTAATAATAAATTTAATAATGTCATCGTTTTGATCAAACTTAGAAAAATTATTTACTGTTCCATCTCCAACTTTTTGATTAAATGAAATTAATTGTTCGACAGCAGGTTGATTGTTAGGAAATAATCTTTTTAATGTATCTGTATAAGTTCCTTGATCTTTTGCAAGATTGTTAAATACTTCATTAGTATTTTTTGCAGCTTCAAATTTACCTATTTGAGTAGCAGTTAATATTTGAAGTTGTCTATCAGATTTAATAGCTTTTGCTTTTGTTTGATACTCTTTGTCAAATTCTATTACTTCTTGAGGAGATAAACTTTTAAAAAGATTTTGTAAATTTTCATTTCCACCAAATGTTTTGTTTTTAATTTCTTCATTAGCAATAACAAAATCTCTTGGATCAGCATCAAAAGGAACATCTAGTCCTGATAATAATGTATTAAATTTTTGTTTTTTAATTTGTTCACTAGCAACACTTTCTAATTTTAAAATGGTAGCGGCATCTACATCGTCAAATGCTCCTTGTTTTCTTGCTTCTTTAAATTGAAGAGGGTTATTATTAGCCATAGAAGTAGCTAAAAATTCTACTCCTTTTGAACTATAAGTTTTAATTAATTGTTTTTTTACCCCATCATCATAATCAGGATTCGAGTTAATTCTATTGATTTGATTTTTTTTAAATTGTTCAATGTACATTGGTCCTAATTCTTTTAAGAGTAAACTTTCTTTAACAAAATAATCATCATCTACCTCTTGATTTTCTTTAATTAAATTCAATCTAGCTTTTTCTAAAACTTTTGATTTTAATAATCCTGATGTTGCATAAAACTTTCTATCAATAGCTTTCTTTTCAAAGTTATTTAAACCTTTATGTTTGTTTACTTTATGATAATTATAAAGTTTATTAACTTCAGATTCGTAATAATCAGATGCTTGAGTAGGATTAGACTTACCTTTAGCTTCACTAGATATAGTTAGCCAACCTTTTTGAACAACTTTACCTTGTTCATCTTTTTGATCTTCATAAAAATCATTAAGTAACTGATATGATTTGTTATTAGCTTCAGTTGTTTTTTCTTGAATATAACTATCTCTAATAAAATTAGATACAGGTTGTAATGCAGAAGCTGGAGTTTGATTTACATTAAGTTTAATATTAGATTCAACACTTGGTGTTGCAGTTGTCATTGATCCTTTAGAGGTATATGTAGGTATCTTTGGCATTGACTATCCTTGCATCCTTAATAAACTTGTTCCTGTTTCACTAACAGTTCTTAATTGTGCTATTCTTGATTCTTGTCTAGCGATGTCTCCTTTGATTCTAGCAAAGTTAGCTTCTTCAAAGGCTCGAGATTTTCCAATCTCAGTATCATATTTCATTTTTTCTCTTGTCAATTCAGCTTCATGTAAATTAGCAAGTCTAATTCTTGCAGCTGTTCCACCTTGAGTTACACCTGATTTAGCTGTTTGAACAATCGTTTGACCTTCTAATTTTTCAAGTTCTTTATTAAAAGTAGCTAAATCTAATGTTAGTTTACTGTCTAAAATTTCTGCTTTTTGCTCTTTAACTTGAGCATTTCTATTTTGTACGCTTTGATTAAATTTACCATAAGCACCTTGTTGTTTAAATTGTGCTGCACCTAATGCTGCTACTACTGCTCCTTGCCAACCCATTAAAAAATCCTCGCATATCTGAAGTGATCTGAACCATCAAAACCATAATGTTTCATCAATCCTTCGTTTTGTAAACC